ACCTTATGTACTTCGTACATCATTCACCTTTCTTTTTTGCAGGCCGATTGGTCTGTCTTTGGGCTTGCGCCTGCCGCAGCCGCTCTAACTCAGACTGATGCTCAAGCTGAGTGCGGTGCCTGTACATGTCTGCTGCTGAAGTGAACCCTTGCTGTTCTTGCTGCGCTTCACGCTGAGCACGTTCGGAGCTGGCCCGGATAGCAAGCTCTGCGCCCTTGGCTTCTTGCTGTGCCTCGATACGCTCGCGCTCGACTTGCAACTGAGCCATCTTGGCCTGTTGGTCCATCCGATCTTTCTGCGTCTTGCGTTGCAAATCTTGGCCCTTGAGCTGGAGCTCTTGCTGCTGCAACTGAATCAGTGGGTCCTGCTGCATCTGCTGGTTCTTCTGCTGTTGGGCTTCTTGCTGATGCTTTTGCAACAACTGCTGTGCCGCCTGCGCTGCCATTTGAGAGACGCGAACCTCCATCTCTGGAGACATCATCTGCTCGTCTTCATCTTCCTCATAGGCTGGCAGTGTCTGGCCCATCTGCTGCTCCATCTGCTTGCGCATCTCCATGCCCAAATGCTCTGCGATGTGTGCTGAACCGACAGCCATGAGTTTCTGCATCATCTGCGGGTTCTGGCCAAGCAACTCCTGTACCTTCGGGTCTTGCGCCATTGCCATGTGGACAGTAATGTGCGCCTGATGGTCTTGATACAAGAACGCCTTGACTGGCTTGCCCTTGAGCATGTTCATGTTCTCCGTGACTGGGTCACGTGGCTTCATGTCGTCTTCAACTGGGACCAGCTTCTGGTAGTTCTTGATGCCCAACACCTCAAGCATCTGACGGTGCAATACAGGCAAGTCGTACAACTGAGGAGCGGTCTGTGCTAACTGTAGAGCCGCTTGATACTGAACAACTTTCTGAGCCATCGTTGCCGCATTGGGGTCCGACACGGGCATAACATCGACCAAGTCGTAGTCAGACTGACGGGCTGTACGATCGCCTTCTTCTGGCTCGTAGCTGTACTCTTTCGGAGCGTAGTCACGGATGATCTCTTTCAAGAGCTTGAACTCTTGACGCATCGCATAGTGGATGCGGGCCTGCACCGCCGACATGGTCTTCAAGCTGCGCTCAAGGATGGCCAGAGTCGTGCCCACGGGCGCATTGGCGCTCATGTCAGAAGTCTGCAAGTCCATCGAACCTGCGAACTTGCGGCCTTCGTCAATGATCTGGTTGAGCAGCGCTGCTAGAACCTGCGAAGGTTCCTTATAGGGCAGCGGCATGATGTTGTCGCGCATTGTTCCGCTTGGGACATCGACATCTCGGAACTCACCGGGGGAGATTGGCGTGTCGTCGCCTTTGGTCCGCAGTCCTCTAGTTTTAAACCCGCCGGGCAAGTTACTAAGAGTGCCAGCATCCACAAGCTGCCGAAGAATACTAGTCCCGGACTTAGCAAAAGCCCCAATAAGGTGGATGAGTCCAAACGCGTAGAAGCCGAAGCCGGGGATGTAGGGGTAGTGGACGAAGTGGTTTCGTTTTTGGGCCGAATCATCTTCTGGTCTCCAGTTGCGGCGGATGGCCAGTACTGAGCCGGTGCCCTTCTCGATCGTCACGATGTACGGACGCGCAATCCCCGTTGGCTCACCCTTCTCGTCCGTGTGCTCGTCACCTGCTAGGTCGAGCTCAACCTGCATCTCAAGCAGGCGGAACCGATCGTCTTGAGTCGCACGGAAGCCCAGCTTCTCAGCAATCTTCTTCTCGATCTCATCCAAAACGCTCGATGGGTCGCCCAGCTCAATGTCACGGTAGAACCCATCATGCTGTAGCCGACGCACCTCGTTGGCCGACTTGCGCATCACGTGAGTCACGCGCTCTGCCGACTCCAGACTCGAAGCACCGTAGGGCACAACGACATCCTCCGCAGGCACGTAGATAGATGTCTGGCGGTTTAGCTTGACATCCACGTACACTTTCTTGAACGCATTACCAGCAAGGCCCAAGCCCCACAACATGCGCTCGTGCTCGGGACGGTACTCGACCATCACTTCCGTCAGCTGATAATTCATGTCATCACGGACACGCTCAGCTGCTTTCTTGATCTCAGGGGTTTCTCTGCCGATGATCTGTGTCTTGACGGGACCCGCTGCGGGGAAGGTCTCCATCATGGTCTCGGCTTGGAACTTCACGACTGCTTCGGCCAAGATAGGGTGATACACACCACACGCGCCATCCCAAGGCTCAGTCCTGTCTTCCATCTTCATGCCGAGTAGCTCAAGGCCGTCGACATATGTCTGAATCCACTCTTTGCGACTGGCAACGTCAGCCTCATACTCGCCAATTAACTCACCAGACAGTTTGAGCAGCTCGCTCTCTTCCATTGTCTCGGCAAGGTTCTCGTTGAACGTGTCGTCTTCCTCTTCTTGGACCATACTAAGCTCAAAGCCGGGACCTGAGATACTCAACGCCTCGGGGTCTTCAATCATGATCTCGATCGGCTCTTCTTCCTCAGAAATCTGCTCGATGCCTTGAGGGGCTTGATATAACGCTTTTTCTATAGCCATGTCGTGTCCTTAGTAGTACGCTGCTTTTTTGCGCGTGCGCAAGAAGTTATCCTCCGGCTCATCAGTCGGGAGCCGTAGAAACCCACCTTGCCTGAATCTTAACAGTGCGAGGGTAGTCGAGTCCACCAAGTCATCGTTGATACCAGCGGGGAAATCGTTGCACTCTTCGATCACCTCTTTGGCCCATCTGCGGTCTGGGGCAAACACAATCCCTGAAGCAAACAAGTCCGATATCGCATTCACCCGAGCAATCTTGTCCTGCCCCTTGCCGGGGGTGAACTCCCCGACAGGCACACCCATACGCCTGAATTCTTGGTAAAGAGCCGATCCGTTGGACTTCTTCTCAACCATAAACGCGTCAGGTTGCCACTCCTTGTACTCTTCGAGCACCAGCTTCTTCAACTCGGGGTATTCCAGCCGCTTTTTGATCGCATTCAACAAAATAATGGCAAAGTTGTTCGTCTCTTCGTTGAAAAACACGCCCCAAGTGGTCAGTGCGTTGTAGTCAGCCCTGTTGTTGGCCTCCTGCGCCGCGTCGAGGGACATGATGATGAACTCACATGTGGGAGGATTCTCTTTGTCCCATATCTTCCACCATTCCCGCTTGATCAGCGCACCCTCTTCTGACACGGGGTTCTGCATGTATTGGGCATTCCAATACCGGATGTCCAGTGCGGCCTTCTTAGCCAACAACTCCTCAACATCCCAGAACTCTGGCCACAAAGCCGTGCCGTCATCCTTGATAGCTGGGAACTCGACTACCTCCCACGGGTCAACTTCATCGTTGCGGTCCATCTGCTGGACGATCTGCCCTGTCAGGTCCAATTTGGACCAGCGAGTCATTACAACAATGATCGCACCGCCCGGCATAAGACGCTGAAGAGGCCCAGACTGGAACCACTCCCAAGCAGGAAGAAAAACATCAGGACGACCGGTCTTTGCTTCTTGCTCCGAATGAGGATCGTCAATAATAAATAGGTCAGCCCCGCGCCCAGCAAGAGCACCCCCCACACCAATAGCGAAGTATTCCCCATTAAAGTTAGTCCCCCATCGTGAAGCAGACTTACTGTCAGATTGCAGCTCTACCTGCGGAAATACCTCTTTATAAGAGTCCGATCCAACGAGGTTACGCACACGACGGCCAAAGTTAACAGCCAAATCCGCCGTGTGAGACCCCATGATAATCTTCTTCTGAGGGTACTTACCCAAGAACCATGCGGGCGCAAGATAGGATATGAGCTCAGACTTACCATGTCGTGGAGCAATATTAACAATGACTCGTTTTTTCTTGCCAGCAGCAATATCCTCAAAGATTTGAATGAGTTTGAGGTGGTGAGGTCCAACTTTATATCCGGGGTAGACGTGTTGGATGAAGTCAAGGAAGCTCTCCTTACTCAGACTCTGTGTGATCTGAGCGTCATAGGCCTTCAGAAGCTCTAAAGTGCGCCTTTTCTCCTTGTCCGGCATGGTCGGCAAGGCTGTCCGCAGCTTAAATAGCTGCTCAGGCGTCAGTTTGGGGAGCATCCGCCTCTTTCCGCACTATTTCCCTAGCTTCCACGTCGATTACCTTGTTCTCTAGCTTGCCCAAAGTGGCCAAAAGCTCGTTTTCTACCTCTTCGATAGTGAGAATCTTATGAGTTACCTCTGTGCGCTTCTTGAAGGCGTCGACGCCATCAATTTCTCCTAGCTTACTGAGAGCTGACACGCGAGTTTTGGCATCTCGGGCGTTCTCTACCTCTTCAATTAGCTTGTTGACCACGTACATCTTGAGGTCGGAGAGCTCATCTACGACCGACACGTTCATCTGCGCGACCATACCTGCTAGGTAGGCAAGCGTTTCGTTCGGATACTTGGAATAGTCGGGGCGGTGAGCAGGGTCCGCGGCCATTTGTCTGGCAATGGCCTTTGCCTGATCTACGTTTTCTTGGGTGCCTTGAAGAATCTCGCCTGTCAGGTCTGACATGAGCTTGACTACGTTGGCGCGCATCTGCAATTCCTCTGACGGGGACAGGTCAGGGAATGCTTCTTTAGCGCTTTGAGGCAGAGGAATGTTTTCCTCGATGTGTGGCACGAGTTCGTCCATTTGCAGAGTGTTGCTCCGTTGTTGTCTGTGACTATATCAGTTCTTGGAAATTTTTTGTAAAAATTTTTTTGACATTAGGTGAGTTTGGTTGACGGGGGGCCTTTCTGTAGAAAGAAACCAACATGTACAGGGAGTAAACATGAGGCCCCCTATGAGTTTCTTTGGGGACAAAAATCAAGTGCGGTAACTTTTTTGTCTCTGTGTATAGATCAGGAGCTATGTTTCGGCGTGCATTACTTAGCTCGGAAAGGTCAGGGAGTTGGAGATTTGGAAAATTGTGGGGTCGTTTGTGCGTGTTAGGGGG